ATGCTGGAACAAATGGGCATTGCCGCGAAGCAAGCCTCGTATAAATTAGCGCAACTCTCCAGCCGCGAAAAAAATCGCGTGCTGGAAAAAATCGCCGATGAACTGGAAGCACAAAGCGAAATCATCCTCAACGCTAACGCCCAGGATGTTGCTGACGCGCGTGCCAATGGCCTTGGCGAAGCGATGCTTGACCGTCTGGCACTGACGCCCGCACGGCTGAAAGGCATTGCCGATGATGTGCGCCAGGTGTGTAACCTCGCCGATCCGGTGGGGCAGGTAATCGATGGCAGCGTACTGGACAGCGGCCTGCGTCTTGAGCGTCGTCGCGTACCGCTGGGGGTTATTGGCGTGATTTATGAAGCGCGCCCGAACGTGACGGTTGATGTCGCTTCGCTGTGCCTGAAAACCGGTAATGCGGTGATCCTGCGCGGTGGCAAAGAAACGTGTCGCACTAACGCTGCAACGGTGGCGGTGATTCAGGACGCCCTGAAATCCTGCGGCTTACCGGCGGGTGCCGTGCAGGCGATTGATAATCCTGACCGTGCGCTGGTCAGTGAAATGCTGCGTATGGATAAATACATCGACATGCTGATCCCGCGTGGTGGCGCTGGTTTGCATAAACTGTGCCGTGAACAGTCGACAATCCCGGTGATCACAGGTGGTATAGGCGTATGCCATATTTACGTTGATGAAAGTGTAGAGATCGCTGAAGCATTAAAAGTGATCGTCAACGCGAAAACTCAGCGTCCGAGCACATGTAATACGGTTGAAACGTTGCTGGTGAATAAAAACATCGCCGATAGCTTCCTGCCCGCATTAAGCAAACAAATGGCGGAAAGCGGCGTGACATTACACGCAGATGCAGCTGCACTGGCGCAGTTGCAGGCAGGCCCTGCGAAGGTGGTTGCTGTTAAAGCCGAAGAGTATGACGATGAGTTTCTGTCATTAGATTTGAACGTCAAAATCGTCAGCGATCTTGACGATGCCATCGCCCATATTCGTGAACACGGCACACAACACTCCGATGCGATCCTGACCCGCGATATGCGCAACGCCCAGCGTTTTGTTAACGAAGTGGATTCGTCCGCTGTTTACGTTAACGCCTCTACGCGTTTTACCGACGGCGGCCAGTTTGGTCTGGGTGCGGAAGTGGCGGTAAGCACACAAAAACTCCACGCGCGTGGCCCAATGGGGCTGGAAGCACTGACCACTTACAAGTGGATCGGCATTGGTGATTACACCATTCGTGCGTAAATAAAACCGGGTGATGCAAAAGTAGCCATTTGATTCACAAGGCCATTGACGCATCGCCCGGTTAGTTTTAACCTTGTCCACCGTGATTCACGTTCGTGAACATGTCCTTTCAGGGCCGATATAGCTCAGTTGGTAGAGCAGCGCATTCGTAATGCGAAGGTCGTAGGTTCGACTCCTATTATCGGCACCATTTAAATCAATAAGTTACACATCATTAGTACCTTCCTTATTTTTTGACTGGGACAAATTTGGGACCGATGGGTTCAGGATCGAGTCTATTTGCCGTGCGTGTTCGGTAAGGTGATTAGGTGCAAGGTGAGCATATCGACGAACCATTTCGATAGACTCCCAGCCTCCCATTTCCTGTAACACTGACAACGGGACTCCGGCTTGAACCAGCCAACTTGCCCAGGTGTGTCTCAAGTCGTGAAATCTGAAATCATCAATACCAGCCCGTCTCAGCGCCGCTTTCCAGGCTGTGTTTGCGTCATACCGCATCTTCCTTACTGTTGGCGCTTTCGTTCCGTCTGGTTTGGTACAGCTTTCCTTGTACACAAATACCCAACGGTGATGATTCCCGATTTGTTTTTTCAATACGCGACATGCAGTATCATTCAGCGCAACGCCAATTGCGCGGTTTGATTTACTCTCTTCCGGGTTTATCCATGCCACCCGGCGCTGCATATCTATTTGTTGCCATTCAAGGTTGATGATGTTCGAGCGTCTTAAGCCTGTTGCCAGTGCAAATTCAACAACAGACTTTAATGGCTCCGGACATTCATCAATCAGCCTTTGTGCTTCATGGGGCTCCAGCCAGCGGATCCGTTTATTCTTTGGTTGAGGCACTTTAATAATTGGTGCCTTATCCAGCATTTTCCATTCACGCTCTGCGGCTCTTAGTAGGGCCTTTATAAATGAAAGATGCGTAGCCTTCGTTGCAACGGACGCTGGTTTTGGCGTGTATTCTGGAACAGGTTTCCCTTTTTTTCTGCATGCTTCTGCCCTGAGTTTCCAGTTTTCCTCATGACGCCGGTTCGTCATTTTCTGCATTGCTGAATAAATTTTTGATTCAGTAATGTCTCTTAGTTGCATTCCTGCGAAATGTTGAAGCCAGAATCCGATCCGGCTTTTGTCATCGTCCAGCGATTTTTTATGTGCTTTCTCTTCAAGCCACCTGACACACGCTTCCTCGAACGTTATATCAGGTATTTCACCAAGTTTGCTGACCCGCCATGCTTCAGCCTTTAGCTTGTCATGGAGTTCTGTCGCCTGCCTTTTGTCCTTTGTTCCAAGAGACTGTTTAAATCTTTTACCGTTCGGCAATGTGAAACTGGCGTACCATATTTCACCTCTGCGGAAGAGTGACATTTTCTTTCCTCTGTTATGCCATCACCCGCGCTCACCTGGACAGTATGCAGCGGAGACTGAAGAGCCGCAATGCAGGCTTGTCGTGTTGTGAGGTAAGGAGATTTATTCTTAGTGGGATCTTTGCGTGTTGCCTGAAGACGCCCTGTGCGTATCCAGTTAATGGCAGTCGGTCTGGATATCTTGAGAAAATGACAGGCCTCATCGAGTGTGAGGCTGTATGGCTCCATTATTTCACCTCTTGTTGTGACATTGTTGAAAAATGGATACCTGCTCGTTGCTGCCAGACGATCCAACCGAGAGTCATATCCCATGCCATGTATTCGTTATCGCCGTTTTTTGCTCTCCGACGATCTACTAAGTCACCGAAACGCTTTTCCATGAATAATTCATAAGCTTCGCGTTCATCTGGTTCTACTTCCAGAGATAGGAGTGCGATTTCATAAGCACGGCGCTCAATATCGTCTCGCACGTCAAGGCTGCTGATACGTTCTTTAATTTCTTTAATCAGTTCTTTGTCGGTAAAAGTGGTCATTATGCTCCAGCCTCCGGTGCTTTTGGCATTACTGCCCAGTGAGTGATATTGACGTTTTCAAGGTCCCCGACCTGAAATGTCCACTGCCATTCTCCGGTTTCTTTTTGTCCCCAGGTGTACCAGAGAGAACGCCAGCCAATTAGCCAGCCTTCTCCGTTAGCATCAAATAACAAAACACTTTCATTTGCTGGTGGCAGTTCAGTTGACACTGGTATTACTTTGTTTTCTTGTGCTGCACATTTAGCTTCAAGCGCATCGAATTTACGCACCAGGTATTCAGCATCTGTTTCATTCACTTTCAGATCTCGCGGTACACATCTCCCACGAAGAAACCCTTCCATTTCGAAAACATTCATGCGCATTTGCGTAACTCCGATAACTCGTTAAAACGTTCCATAAACATCCCGTAGGCATGGCCCGGTGCCTGTGGAATCACTTTGAACATCTCTGTTGCCGGGATACCTTCCAGTACAGGCCAGAAAGAGCCATCATCAAGCCCGAGATCGCGGCGTTCGGTTGCCAGCATAATGAGATCGGCATATTTCACTGGCGTGCTCATAACAGGAGGTAACCCGTATTTCTCACGGATTACGGCGTCTATTTTTTCTTCCATCCGTTTATAGTCAGGAAGAAGTCGTTTCAGTGGTGCGGGGATGTCCTGGCAATATGCTTCTGTTGCATCATGCATTAAAGCTTCAAAAGCAAATTCCTGTGGCACCAGCTGGCTGCAAAGCACCGCATGTTGGGCGACACTGTAGAAGTGTGAAAGATGTCCTGCAAAGCGACAGATATTTGAAAGGGAAATCGCGATATCGTTAATAACGATGTCGTCTTTATTTATCCTGTCATAATAAAAATGCTTCCCGGAAAAAGTTTTAATAAATGACATTTTGTTCTCCACGTATATGCGCTGCACCGCGCTGAATTCGGGTAAAAGGAAGCCCTCACCGTCCGGCGATTATTGAGTCAATTACATTTCCATAAATGCCCCCGTAGGGGCGGTTAGTTTCTCCACAAAACAGAGAAGAACACCTGCGGTGGCAGCCGCCCGGATGGATTGGGTTATGAGCCCGTCGTCCGGTGATGCTCTTCTCTGTTTTGTAAAAAGGACGGTACCAGCCGGAAGCAAGGGTACAAACTGGTACCGCCAGGACTACACACAGCATAAAGTTGTGGTGCCGGGTGCCTCCCGGTGCCTGGCGAAGGTTGCACACCAGGCGGGTGGGTATCCACAGAAGGTCGACTGTCAGCCTCAACCTTAACCCGCGTGCGCTGAGCCGCATTCACCACAACGCTAAGGATTCTCTCTGGTTGAAAATACTTAGCTGTTATGTGCCTGCTTTTAGCCACATCAGGCGAGGTGGACCTGGTTATTCCCCAACAACAAGGATTCGGTTAATCTGGTTATCCCCAACAACGCAAAAGGAAAAGAAATGTCCGGTAATATCTACACGCTGTACAAATCCCACTGTGAAAATGTTGGAAAGTATCGGGGCATTGAAATCAGTGGGGTAGTGTCATCAGTCGAAATAAGCAAAGTTGAATCAAGGGCAACATTACTTACTCTTCTGGACCTTGTCTTACATGAGCACCGGAAGAAATTCGGCACTCCCTATAATCAGTTGAATGGGAAAAAGGCTCTGGTTCACCTTATTCTGATGAAGCATCACTGGATGCCAAAACAGATTAATGAGATGAAATTTGATGAACTTCTTCTTTCAATTCAGGATGAACTCACACTTGATAAAATAAGCGTAACCGCCCAGAAATTTTTAGATTATCGAGACTGGAGATCACAAATTCATCACTTTGATGATTTTGACGAAAATGAATGGGATCCTAATTTGTCTGCACAATATCTAAAGTAACATCCTGTGATAAAACCGTGATTTCCTGATCCAGTTTTTTTAAGGAGTCTATTGTTTCCTGTCGATAAGACAGCACTTCACGAAGCTGGTTTATAGCTGCCAGCTTCTTTGTCATCCACTCATAAATTTCCTCATCTGTGTAGCCAGGCGCGACGATTTTGGGTTCTGTTTTGTGCATTTCACACCTCCTCAAGTTATCAGTTACTTGTTGATGGGGACCAGATTGTTAAAGAGCTAAGCGTCCTGTAGGGCGCTTTTTTGTTGCTAACGAATCATCCTGGACTTCATATGCCCCAGGCGGCTACTTCGTGGGCGTCCTGCCTGTTCGTTATCTTTGATATAAAATCTAACTTAACTTAGTTATTATGGCAAGAGAAAACACCAAACTTTTCTTAGTTCGGTGCCTTAGTTAGAGAAGAGAGGTCTTAGAGTTCGTATTGAACTCCTTTGACTACACCAATGATAAGGCAATTACCATTGATAGGGATGTTGGGATACCGAGGATTTAATGGCACTAAAAACTTTTGAGGGCCATCGATGACTAATTTTTTTACTGTAGCTTCGTTTGTTCCATCAAGTCGAGCGATGACTATTTTTCCATGACGAGGTTCTGCATCTGGATCTACAATCACTGTTGCGCCTTCTGGTATTGTTGGGAGGCCATTAGGGTTAGTCATGGAGTCACCTTTAACCTCTAATGCAAATGAGTTATCACCAATCTTTAATGATGTATCTACCCACTTGTCCACTTCACTAAACACTTCTGCTGCCCTGCACTCAGTAAACTGCCCAGCCTGAACCCACGATATTACAGGAACTCTGCGCATGTTTGTGACGAGTTTGCCTTCAAACTCAGCACCATAAAGAATGTAATCTATTGACGTATTGAAGAACTTCGCTAATTTCGAAAGTGCCTCCCCACCAGGGGTATTGATGTCTTTCTCCCAGTACCCCACAGCAACGTCGCTTACTCCACAAAATTTACCCAATTCTTTCTGGGACGTTCCGGTAACTCTTCTCAGAGCTTTTATACGCTGACCAACCGTTTCCATAGGAGCACCATTTCTTGAATTGCTAAGTAATCTTAGTTTTTATTGACCAAAGATAGATTTGTAATTAGCATCTAATAAAACTTAGTTTGGAGGGCGTATGACAACTGACGATATCGAAAGCTACTTCGGCAGTATTGAGAAAGTTGCTGCTTTTTTCGGCATAACAACTGAAGCCGTTTATCAGTGGCGAAACCGTCCGGGCCAGTTAATTCCAAAAGGACGTGCAGCAGAAGCTGCATATAGAACTTGCGGACGGTTGCCATTTAAACCTGAGCTTTATGAAAAATCTAATGGATAAATCGATTAACAGAAACCACAGAACGATGAGGCTAACCGTGGGTAAGCATCACTGGAAAGTAGAAAAACAGCCTGAGTGGTACGTGAAAGCTGTCAGAAAAACTATCGCAGCGTTGCCGGGTGGTTACGCTGAAGCAGCTGACTGGCTGGATGTAACAGAAAACGCATTATTTAACCGCCTTCGTGCCGATGGCGATCAGATTTTCCCGCTGGGATGGGCAATGATTTTGCAACGTGCTGGTGGAACTCACTTCATTGCTGACGCTGTGGCGCAGTCTGCAAATGGCGTCTTTGTGTCTCTTCCTGACGTCGAGGATGTGGACAACGCCGATATTAACCAGCGCCTGCTGGAAGTCATTGAACAGATTGGCAGTTATTCCAGACAGATTCGTTCGGCAATCGAAGACGGTGTGGTGGAACCGCATGAGAAGACAGCAATTAACGACGAGCTGTATCTCTCAATTTCGAAGCTGCAGGAGCATGCAGCACTGGTCTACAAAATCTTTTGCATTTCAGAAAGTAATGACGCCCGCGAGTGTGCAGCTCCGGGCGCCGTGGCGTGTCGTGACTGTGGAGAAACTAACGCATGAACAGTTTAACAACACACTACCGTCGCTCGCAACTGATTGCGCTTCCTGTACCGGGTGGAAAAGCGAAGGTGGAGTATTGCTATGCAGTTAATGTACCAGGTGACAGGGAAATTGTAACCCACAGCTTTGCTGAGTGGGCTGTGGGTGATTTCAACCGGCAGAAGGAGACAGTCCTTTGCGACAAGTTAACCGCTGGTTCAAAGATCACTACGGAGTGCCCGTCAGAGTCATTCGTTGGGAGCCGGAAACACAACGAGTTATCTACCTCCGCGAAGGCTATGAGCATGAGTGCTTCAGCCCGCTCGAACAGTTTCGTCGTAAATTCAGGGAAATAGAGGTCGGTCATGAGCACTAAATTAACCGGCTATGTATGGGATGGTTGCGCTGCATCAGGCATGAAATTATCCAGCGTGGCAATTATGGCCCGCCTGGCTGATTTCAGTAATGACGAAGGTGTGTGCTGGCCATCAATTGAAACTATTGCCCGTCAGATTGGCGCGGGGATGAGTACCGTCAGGACGGCTATCGCACGGCTGGAAGCAGAAGGCTGGTTAACGCGTAAGGCGCGTCGCCAGGGTAACCGCAATGCGTCGAATGTTTATCAGCTTAACGTTGCGAAGCTTCAGGCAGCGGCATTTTCTCAACTGTCAGATTCTGACCCGTCAAAATCTGACGCATCAAAATCTGACCCGTCAAAATTTGATGCGTCGAAATCTGGCAAAAAAGCGGGTTTTCACCCGTCAGAATCTGGCGGGGATCCGTCAGTAAAATCAAAACATGATCCGTCAGATAAAAAACCTTCTCGTCCGGACGCTTCGCAACCGGACACGCAGACGGATGAACAGGATTTTTTAACTCGCCATCCTGATGCGGTTGTATTCAGCCCTAAAAAGCGCCAGTGGGGAACGCAGGATGATTTGACCTGCGCACAGTGGCTCTGGAAAAAAATCATCGCCCTGTACGAGCAAGCCGCCGAATGTGACGGCGAGGTGGTTCGTCCCAAAGAACCGAACTGGACAGCCTGGGCAAACGAAATTCGCCTGATGTGTGTGCAGGATGGTCGTACTCACAAACAAATCTGCGAGATGTACAGCCGCGTCAGCCGCGATCCGTTCTGGTGCCGTAACGTGCTCAGCCCGTCGAAGTTGCGGGAAAAATGGGATGAGCTTTCCCTGCGCTTATCACCGTCCGTCAGCACGTACACCGAAAAACGCGAAGACCCGTACTTCAAATCCAGTTACGACAACGTGGACTACAGCCAGATCCCGGCAGGATTCAGGGGGTGATCATGAGTCTTTTGAATGAAGTTCAGAAATTCATTGAAGCCCATCCGGGATGTACTTCCGGAGACATTGCGGATGCTTTTGCAGGTTACTCACGGCAGCGCGTTCTGCAGTCAGCAAGCAAGTTACGTCAGAGTGGGCGTGTGGCTCACCGTTGTGAAGGAGATACACGCAGACATTTCCCGCGCCTGACTGAGAGAGCGCAGGAACCGGAACCACAACCAGTTCGAGAAACCAGACCTGTGCGCAATTTCTATGTCGGCACTAACGATCCACGGGTGATTTTGTGCCTGACCCGCCAGGCTGAAGAACTGGAGTCCAGGGGCTTATACCGTCGTGCTGCAACCGTGTGGATGGCGGCATTCCGTGAAAGCCACTCCCAGCCAGAACGAAACAATTTTCTGGCGCGTCGTGAGCGGTGCTTACGGAAAAGCAGCAAGCGCGCTGCATCGGGTGAAGAGTGGTATCTGTCAGGGAATTACGTGGGGGCTTAATGAGTAATAAATATTGCCAGGCGCTGGTGGAACTGCGGAACAAACCAGCCCATGAACTGAAGGAAGTGGGCGATCAGTGGCGCACGCCGGACAACATTTTCTGGGGAATTAACACCCTGTTTGGCCCGTTTGTTCTGGATCTGTTCACTGACGGTGATAACGCCAAATGTGCCGCGTATTACACGGCGGAAGATAACGCGCTGGCGCATGACTGGTCAGAACGTCTTGCGGAGCTTAAAGGTGCTGCCTTTGGTAATCCCCCATACAGCCGCGCCAGTCAGCATGAGGGGCAATACATCACCGGCATGCGTTACATCATGAAACATGCCAGTGCCATGCGTGATAAGGGCGGGCGCTATGTTTTCCTGATCAAAGCTGCCACCAGCGAAGTGTGGTGGCCGGAAGATGCGGACCATATTGCTTTTATTCGCGGGCGTATTGGTTTTGAACTGCCTGCCTGGTTTATCCCGAAGGATGAGAAGCAGGTGCCGACAGGCGCTTTCTTCGCTGGTGCTATTGCTGTTTTCGACAAGACCTGGAAGGGACCGGCAATCAGCTACATCGGGCGCGATGAACTTGAGGCATGTGGTGAAGCCTTTCTGGTGCAGGTTCGCCAGCAGGCGGAAAAACTGGTCAGGGAGATGGCGGCATGACGACGTTAACTCAATGCCAGCAGCAGGTGCTGGATATGCTGATTTCTTACCAGAAAGAGCGTGGCTTTCCGCCAACCAATCAGGAGGTGGCAACCATGCTGGGATACCGTTCAGTGAATGCAGCGGTAGAGCATCTTCGTGCACTGGAGAAAAAAGGCGTCATCACGATAAAGCGTGGCGTGGCCCGGGGGATAACGCTTCATACCGCGGTGAAGGACGACGACAGCGAGGCGGTCGGGATTATCCGCGCACTGCTTGCCGGTGAGGAAAACGCCAGGCTGCGTGCAGCCCACTGGTTACATGAGAGAGGCCTGAAAGTATGAAGCTGATCTTGCCTTTCCCGCCCAGCGTGAACACGTACTGGCGACACCCCAACAAAGGGGCGTTTGCTGGTAAGAGTCTGATAAGCGCGGCGGGGCGAAAATTCCAGAGCGCGGCGTGCGCAGCAATAGTTGAGCAGTTACGTCGTCTGCCGAAACCAACGTCGGCACCTGCTTCAGTGGAGATCGTGTTGTTTCCTCCGGATAACCGGATCCGCGATCTGGACAACTATAACAAGGCGCTGTTTGACGCCCTGACCCACGCGGGTGTGTGGGAAGACGACAGTCAGGTGAAAAGAATGCTGGTGGAGTGGGGACCGGTTATCCCGAAAGGGAAGGTCGAGATCACTATCAGTAAGTACGAGAAAACGGCGGGTGCAGCCGCCTGATTAAGAGGAGAAACGAAGTATGAATAATCTGATGGTCATTGATGGTATTGAAGTTCGTCGTGATGCTTATGGGCGTTACAGCCTGAACGATCTGCATCGCGCAGCAGTAGCATCTGGTGCAAATGCCAGAACCAAGGAGCCGGGAAAGTTTCTTTCCAGCCAACAAACTGTTGAGCTTGTTCATGAATTGACCAACACCCAGAATTTGGGTGTTGACCCGGTGAGTGTGATTCATGGGGGAAATGAACGGGGAACGTATGTCTGCAAGGAACTGGTGTATGCCTATGCAATGTGGATCAGCCCGTCATTCCATCTGAAGGTGATCCGTACTTTCGATATGGTAACCAGCGCACCGGAAAAATTATCCGGACAGGCTGCTGACAAGATGCAGGCTGGCGTGATCCTGCTGGACTTTATGCGCCGGGAGTTAAACCTGTCTAACTCTTCAGTGCTTGGTGCCTGTCAGAAACTCCAGGAGGCTGTTGGCTTACCGAATCTGGCACCGCGCTATGCCATTGATGCTCCTGCTGACGCGCCTGATGGCTCAAGCCGCCCCACGCTGTCACTGAGTGCACTGCTGAAGCAGTATGGTATCCGCCTGACGGCTAATCAGGCATATCACCAGATGGTGAAACTGGGGATCGTCGAGCAGCGCGAACGATACAGCCGTACCGCGATTAACAACATCAAAAAATTCTGGTCGCTGACGGCGAAAGGCTGCATGTTCGGCAAGAACATCACCAGTCCCGCAAATCCGCGCGAGACGCAGCCGCATTTCTTCGAATCCCGATTCCCTGAGCTGTTAAAGCTGCTCGATACCGTTCATTGAGGTGACCGTGAGAGCACTACTGACCCCTGAAATTGCCCCGCGTATGGGGATCGTATTGTTCAGACCCGGTTCAGAGCTGATGCCCTTGTTTATGCAGGGGCGTGTCCTGCTGGAGCCTGAGCCGGAACGTTATTCATCTTTCGCCAGTGGTGCCGTTCCGGCGGCATCACAACCGCTGGCGGATGATCCTGCCGTTCGGGCCGTGTTCCGTAATGAGGCAGTGATCCGTCGTGCTGGTGGCGTGGAATGTCTTGAAAGCTGGTTACTTCGTGAAAAAGGCTGTCAGTGGCCTCATTCCGGCTGGCACAGCGAGAACATGACCACAATGCGACATGCTCCGGGCGCAATCCGTCTGTGCTGGCACTGCGATAACCAGCTGCGCGATCAATTCACGGAACGGCTGGAATCAATGGCAACGGATAACTGTGCCCGCTGGGTGTTGTCTGTCGTGCGTCGGGATCTCGGTTTTGATGATAGTCACGTTGTGACAATGCCGGAACTGTGCTGGTGGCTGGTTCGTAATGACCTGGCGGATGCCTTACCGGAAAGCGCAGCCCGTAAGGCACTGAGATTACCGAAGCCTGTTGTGCCGTCTGTCACCCGGGAAAGTGACCTTGTGCCTTCGGTTCCTGCCACCAGCATCATCCAGGATAAAGCGAAAAAGGTGCTGGCGCTGAAAGTGGATCCGGAGTCGCCGGAGTCTTTTATGTTACGTCCCAAACGTCGCCGCTGGGTTAATGAAAAGTACACGCGCTGGGTTAAGACACAGCCGTGTGCATGTTGTGGAAAGCCCGCTGATGATCCCCACCACCTGATAGGTTACGGTCAGGGTGGAATGGGAACAAAAGCGCATGACCTTTTTGTGTTGCCTTTGTGCAGAAAGCATCACGACGAGCTGCATGCGGATACCGTGGCATTTGAAGAAAAGTATGGCTCCCAGCTGGAGCTGATATTTCGTTTTATCGATCGCGCGCTGGCAATTGGCGTGCTGGCCTGATTTTTTCGGAGAAAGGTGATGCGTGATATTCAGATGGTTCTGGATCGTTGGGGAGCATGGGCGGCGAGTGATAGTTCAGGAGTAGATTATTCTCCTATAGCTGCTGGGTTTAAAGGGCTTCTTCCCTATACAAGCAAAACACGTCAGGCTTGTTCAGATAGTGATGCATTAATTATTGAAGGTTGTCTTGCTCGTCTAAGGCAAAAAAGGCCGGACGAACATTCGCTTCTTGTTGCCCATTACCTATACGGTATCTCTAAAAGAAAGCTCGCCAAGGTTCGTAAAAAGGATGAGAAACTAATACGCATTGAGATACAGATGGCTGAGGGGTTTATTGATGGCTGCCTATCGATGCTGGAAATTAGTCTAGAGATGGACCCCGAAATTAAAGATTGATTATTGAAGCCCGATTACTCGGGCTTTTGTTCCACATCTCGAACATAGAGAATTACTGCTGACTTAATGTCACCATCGACGTGTTTTGCGTTAATGCTCAAATGTACAGGCTTTCTTTCCCACTCAGCTCGCTGCAATGCTTCTTTGTTTCCGGATTCATCAAGGAAAACATCCTGAACTACGCAGGTTAGACGTTGGTCGGTATCTACGCGTCGGACCTTAACTTTGAAACTCTCTGGGTCAGTATTATTGACTTCTTCAATTCGGTAAATACCATCAATCCTCATTTCTGATGAACGTCTACGAGCATTCGTAACCAACTCTTTCGCCATTTCAGAATCAATAGTAACGCCATCAATTTGAGCGTTATCTGAACGCACAAAGGATTTGACCATTTGGGTTTTAGCGTCATACGACATACGATCCATGTTATCGAGAAGTGGTTTTTCCGCAATCATTTCTGAAATAACCCGCAGGCGTTTAGTTTCTTGCTCGCTCATGATCTGCATAGTCCGGAGATGTTCTTTCTCTCCATCCTTAGCAATTTCTGCAAGGCGAATATCTTTACGGTTGTCCAAGAACCGTTTAAATACTGTTACTCCGCCCCAGATGACTGCTGCGCCGAGAACAGTAAACATGATCTCAGTTGCGTTCATTTTACCAACAAGTTCCTGTGTGAGTTTGGTTAAAAAGCCATCAATGTTGATTTCTACTATTGAAGAACCCTGTTCTACCGTAACTTCTATTTCTAGGGCATCAAGTTCTTCTTTGGTCAGTTTGCGGACGTCAGGGACACCGTACTTGGCAAGGGCATATGATTTGTTGATTTGAGCTTGCATTTCAACAAATCCCTTCATAACTGAAGGTGTTAGCGATCTGTTGAATTTTTCACCGGTTAATCTGATGGTAAGGTTTGGCCATCCGTTGAAACTTAAACTGTCAGGTAAACCATAACCATCAAGATAGCTTTCAAGCAAATCGAAGGCTTGCTGCTCAGATTCAATGTCTACATGAATCTCATCAAACTTATCCAAAAATATGTCCTCATTCTAAGCCAACTGTCACCGTGAGGTTTGGCAACGCCTGCTTTATTTTTCGTTTTAAGCTGTGTGGCAAAAAAATAATGGAAAAACAGATAAAAATCACTAACGCGGTCCGCATTTTCTAGATTACTGTGTTAAGAGTGGTTACTTCGCCACACAACTTAAACCCGCCGCTGAGCGGTTTTTTTGTACCTGTAAACTTGGTGCAGCACAGTAAACACGCTGGTGGTCGTGAATACTGACTTTTTATCTTGCTGGATTTTTAGACAAGAGTTATTGGTATGTCATGTTAACCAGAAGGGAAAAAGACATGCTAAAACAGCAAGATATGACAGAAACCGCCGCCGCAGTCCTTCATTTCTTACCTGCTGACAAGTGGGTAACGCCACGCATGATGACGAGAACTACCGGAGTAAGCGAAGCCCGGTGCCAGTTAATACTGACTCAGTTAGTTCTGGCGGGTCTGGCGAAGGATAACGGCGGGTACGGGAATAAATTCAGACGCTGCCAGTAATGGCGGTTTCCTGCTGTGAAAATGGGCGGCTGGTGGGTGTTGGTAGCACCTGCCAGCCATTCGCTCATGCTTACTGGTCACAAGCGAACCACGGCCCACTGCTTTAGCGCAAAAGCAGAGTGAGCCTACCAGAGTTACGCTTACTGATCCATGAAAAATACTGTAAAAATAAACAGTGTTGATTTAATCAACGCTGATTGCCTGCATTTTATTCAGTCCCTGCCTGATGATTCCATTGACCTGATTGTTACCGATCCGCCTTACTTCAAGGTGAAACCTAACGGTTGGGACAATCAGTGGAAAGGGGACGAAGATTACCTTAAGTGGCTGGACCACTGTCTGGCCCAGTTCTGGCGGGTGTTGAAACCTGCCGGAAGCCTTTACCTGTTCTGTGGGCATCGCCTGGCATCTGATATTGAGATCATGATGCGTGAACGTTTCAACGTGCTTAACCATATCATCTGGGCGAAGCCGTCCGGACGTTGGAATGGGTGTAATAAAGAAAGTCTGCGCGCATATTTTCCTGCCACAGAGCGCGTTCTGTTTGCTGAACATTACCAGGGGCCATATCGCGGCAAAAGTGACGGCTATGCGGCAAAAGAAAGGGAACTCAAACAGCACATAATGGCACCGCTGATATCGTATTTCAGGGATGCTCGTGCCGAACTGGGTATAACGGCAAAACAAATTGCCGAAGCCACAGGTAAGAAAAATATGGTTTCCCACTGGTTTGGTGCCAGTCAGTGGCAGTTGCCGAATGAGGCTGACTATCGGAAGTTACAGGCACTGTTTTCCCGTATAGCGGCAGAGAAGTTTCAGGAACAACAACTGGAACAACCACACCACCAGCTGGTGGCATCTTATGATTCACTGAATCGCAAATATTCTGAATTGCTGGATGAGTTTAAATCTCTCCGGCGCTATTTCTCCGTATCAGTCTCCGTGCCTTATACCGATGTCTGGACGCATAAGCCCGTTCAGTTCTACCCGGGTAAACATCCGTGCGAGAAACCGGCGGATATGCTCCGGCAAATAATCAATGCCAGTAGTCGACCTGGTGATCTGGTTGCTGATTTCTTTATGGGATCCGGTTCCACAATAAAAGCAGCAATGGCGCTGGGGCGTCGGGCGTTAGGTGTTGAACTTGAGTCAGAGCGGTTTAATCAGACGGTGAAAGAGGTAAGTGAACTGGTGGGGAAATAATTCTGGTGGCCACGTTGCGTGGCCTTTTTATTTCCAACACAGCACCCGCAAATATCGCGAGGTGAGAGATGACGAAATGCCTCATAACCCAAATACCTGGCTGGACTTGGTCCAGAGCTGGTGGCGTGGAGACACACCGCTGGGTGCAGTGATTATGTCGATCGTTATGGCTGGTTTGCGCATCGCCTATTTTGGCGGTGGTGGTGGCTGGAAGCGAAAAACGCTCGAGATTTTGCTATGTGGCGCTCTGACGCTGACCTTTGCATCCGCTCTTGAGTATGTCGGATGGCCTAAATCACTTTCTGTTGCCATTGGTGGTGGGGTGGGGCTGATCGGTGTCGATGCTATTCGTGGGGCTGCAATGCGAGTAATCGGTAACAAATTTGGTGGCTCTAAGGAGTAATTTATGCAGGTACTAAATTCCCAGCGTAAAGCTTTCCTTGATATGGTGGCTTGGTCAGAAGGAACGGATAACGGACGACAACCGACACGTAACCACGGTTATGACGTTATTGTCGGTGGTGAACTCTTCACTGATTACTCCGATCACCCTCGCAAACTTGTCACGCTAAACCCCAAACTCAAATCAACAGCCGCCGGACGTTATCAGCTTCTTTCACGCTGGTGGGATGCTTACCGTAAGCAGCTTGCTCTAAAAGACTTCTCTCCGAAAAGCCAGGATGCTGTGGCATTGCAGCAGATTAAGGAGCGTGGCGCTTTACCGATGATTGATCGCGGTGATATTCGTCAGGCAATTGACCGTTGCAGCAATATCTGGGCTTCACTGCCGGGCGCTGGTTATGGTCAGTTCGAGCATAAGGCTGACAGCCTGATTGCAAAATTCAAAGAAGCAGGCGGAACGGTCAGAGAGATTGAGGTATGAGCAGAGTAACCGCGATTATTTCCGCTCTGGTTATCTGCATCATCGTTTGCTTGTCATGGGCTGTTAATCATTACCGCGATAACGCCATTACCTACAAAGCCCAGCGCGACAAAAATGCCAGAGAACTGAAGCTGGCGAACTCGACAATTACTGACATGCAGATGCGTCAGCGTGATGTTGCTGCGCTCGATGCAAAATACACGAAGGAGTTAGCTGATGCGAAAGCTGAAAATGATGCTCTGCGTGATGATGTTGCCGCTGGTCGTCGTCGGTTGCACATCAAAGCAGTCTGTCAGTCAGTGCGTGAAGCCACCACCGCCTCCGGCGTGGATAATGCAGCCTCCCCCCGACTGGCAGACACCGCTGAACGGGATTATTTCACCCTCAGAGAGAGGCTGATCACTATGCAAAAACAACTGGAAGGAACCCAGAAGTATATTAATGAGCAGTGCAGATAGCGCTGCCCATATCGATGGGCAACTCATGCAATTATTGTGAGCAATACACCCGCGCTTCCAGCGGAGTATAAATGCCTAAAGTAATAAAACCGAGCAATCCATTTACGAATGTTTGCTGGGTTTCTGTTTTAACCACATTTTCTGCGCCGCCACAAATTTTGGCTGCATCAACAGTTTTCTCCTGTCCAATTCCCGAAACGAAGAAATGATGGGTGATGGTTTCCTTTGGTGTTACTGCTGTCGGTTTGTTTCCAACAGTAAACGTCTGTTGAGCACATCCTGTAATAAGCATTGCCAGAGCGGCAGAAAACAACATTTTTTTCATCTTATTATCCTGCATTGTTAAAAACGGCAGAATCCTATGTGACAACAATTAAACGATAGTTAAATGGATTGATGAAAATTAAAACTATATAGGTGTACGGTCAGACTATTGGAGGTAGTCAGGATTTGAATGTCAGTCTGTTGTCGGCATTCTGGCAATGCAATTTGGATAAAGCGGGGATTAAAAAGATAGAGGCGAGCCGGTCAGGTAGAAATGAATCAGGCTCAAAGTGAAGCGGAAAAGGTCTGTGGTACAAGCTGATGCAGCCATAATTACAGCCTGATGATTTGTGGAATGAAACATGTTGAACCTCCTTAATTGATGTTATTCGAGTGATGAAGGCATTCTGTCCTTCTATAGTGTCCAGTAAATCAAACAGGAAACTTGTCCAACGTGTTGGACAAGCCTCTCCATTAGTGAGTTGTATTGATCACAACTCTACAAAGAATTCATTACTGGGTAGATGAAAATAGTTTCACGATGAATGGAGGAGGCTATGTCGGTGGCTTCTTCATTGGAGTACATATGCCATCACGAATCCCAAAAGCCTGCCGTGTTCGTGGCTGCCGCCATACCACCACAGACCCGTCAGGCTATTGTGAAAGCCACAAAAGCGAAGGCTGGAAGCAATACAAGCCAGGACAATCCCGTCATCAGCGCGGTTATGGTTCGAAGTGGGATGTTATCCGCGTGCGTGTGTTGAAGCGTGACAAAGGACTGTGCCAGTTGTGCCTGCGTGCCGGTGTGGTGCGTGAAGCGAAAACCGTTGATCACATCATCCCTAAAGCGCATGGCGGCTCTGATGCCGACAGTAATCTGCAGAGCCTGTGCTGGCCGTGTCATAAGGCGAAGACGGCCCGTGAACGGTTGAAGTGATAATAATTCTCAACTGCCTGAGGGGAGGGGCGGGTCAAATCCCTGCGGCCTGACGTCTTCCGGACTGCCCGCCCCATCGTTTTTTTATACCCGCGAAAAATGAAATTTAACCAGGAGTGCCGCATATGGCTGGAACGGCGGGGCGTTCCGGGCGTCGCCCCAAGCCAACGGCGCGCAAGGCGCTGGCCGGAAACCCCGGCAAGCGAGCCCTGAATAAAGATGAACCTGTTTTTACGCCCATCAAAGGTGTTGAGCCACCGGAGTGGTTCGCTGAAGAAGATCTCCCTCTCGCTACGATCATGTGGCAACTGACAACTAAAGAACTCTGCGGTCAGGGCCTGCTGTGCGTGACTGACCTCGCGGTTCTTGAGCGGTGGTGCGTGGCCTACGAGTTCTGGCGACGTGCCGTGAAAAATATTGCCAGACAGGGCAACACCATCACCGGTGCAATGGGCGGTATGGTCAAAAATCCGGAGCTGACCGCCAAAAAAGAACAGGAGTCCGAGATGAGCAGTACGGGGGCAATGCTCGGACTCGACCCCAGCAGCCGCCAGCGTCTGATTGGCCTTGCGGGGAAGAAGAAAGCCACTAACCCGTTTCTGAAAATCATCGAATCATGAGCCGGAAATCTTACCCCAACGTAAATACTGCCAATCAGTATGCCCGGGATGTCGTGCGCGGAAAGATTGTGGCCTGCCAGTTTGTGATTCAGGCCTGCCAGCGCCATCTTGATGACCTGATGGCGGAAAAAAGTAAGTCGTTTCGTTACCGCTTCGACAAGGACCTGGCTGAACGGGCCGCCAAATTTATTCAGCTGTTGCCGCACACCAAGGGTGAGTGGGCATTTAAGAGGATGCCCATCACGCTGGAGCCGTGGCAGCTCTTTGTGATCTGCTGCGCGTTTGGCTGGGTCAATAAAGGCTCCCGGCTGCGCCGCTTCCGTGAGGTGTATACCGAAATCCCCCGTAAGAACGGCAAATCGGCAATCTCTGCCGGTGTCGCCCTGTATTGTTTTGCCTGTGATAACGAGTTCGGCGCGGAAGTGTATTCCGGTGCCACGACGGAGAAACAGGCATGGGAAGTCTTTCGTCCGGCAAGACTGATGTGTAAACGCACACCCATGCTGACGGAAGCGTTCGGGATTGAGGTTAACGCCTCAAACATGAACCGTCCGGAGGATGGTGCGCGTTTTGAACCGCTGATTGGTAACCCCGGTGATGGTTCATCACCCCACTGTGCGGTGGTGGATGAATATCACGAGCACGCCACAGATGCGCTTTACACCACGATGCTTACCGGGATGGGGGCGCGACGTCAGCCACTGATGTGGGCTATCACTACCGCCGGGTACAACATTGAGGGGCCGTGCTACGACAAACGGCGGGAAGTCATCGAGATGCTCAACGGTTCGGTACCCAACGATGAACTGTTCGGGATCATCTATACCGTTGATGAAGGTGACGACTGGACCGACCCGCAGGTGCTGGAAAAAGCCAATCCAAATATTGGCGTGTCGGTTTATCGCGAATTTTTGTTAAGTCAGCAGCAGCGTGCGAAAAATAACGCCCGTCTGGCAAACGTCTTTAAAACAAAACACCTCAATATCTGGGTGTCGGCGCGTTCGGCGTATTTCAACCTGGTGAGCTGGCAGAGCTGCGAGGATAAATCACTGACCCTTGAGCAGTTCGAGGGGCAGCCGTGCATTCTGGCCTTTGACCTGGCGCGTAAGCTGGATATGAACAGCATGGCGCGACTTTATACCCGCGAGATTGACGGTAAAACGCATTACTACAGTGTGGCCCCGCGTTTCTGGGTACCGTATGACACGGTGTACAGCGTCGAGAAAAATGAAGATCGACGGACAGCCGAACGCTTTCAGAAATGGGTGGAAATGGGCGTTCTGACCGTTACCGATGGTGCGGAGGTGGATTATCGCTACATCCTCGAGGAGGCCAAAGCGGCGAACAAAATCAGTCCGGTCAGTGAGTCACCCATCGACCCCTTCGGGGCGACCGGGTTGTCACATGACCTTGCTGATGAAGACCTGAACCCCATCACTATCATTCAGAACTACACCAACATGTCCGACCCGATGAAAGAGCTGGAAGCGGCAATTGAATCGGGGCGCTTTCATCATGATGGCAATCCCATCATGACCTGGTGTATCGGCAACGTGGTCGGCAAAACCATTCCGGGTAACGATGATGTGGTGAAGCCCGTCAAAGAGCAGGCGGAAAACAAAATTGACGGTGCAGTTGCGCTGATTATGGCGATTGGCAGAGCCATGCTGTACGAGAAAGAAGACACGCTGTCTGACCACATTGAGTCCTATGGGATCCGCTCGCTTTAACTGAGGTAATTATGATCATGCTGATTCTCGCGCCTCTGGTGGGCGTGCTGGGGGCGCTTTTGCTGGCGTATGGTGCCTGGCTGATTTATCCCCCGGCGGGGTTTGTTGTTGCCGGGGCGTTGTGCCTGTTCTGGTCGTGGCTGGTGGCGCGATATCTCGACCGTACACAGCTGTCTGTTGGTGGAGGTAAATAGTGTTCTTTTCGGGATTATTTCAACGAAAAAGTGACGCACCGGTGACCACGTCAGCAGAGCTGGCGGATGCCATCGGGTTGTCCTACGACACCTATACCGGAAAGCAGATCAGCAGTCAGCGAGCCATGCGACTGACGGCGGTTTTTTCCTGCGTCAGAGTGCTGGCAGAGTCGGTCGGGATGTTGCCCTGCAATCTGTATCACCTGAACGGCAGCCTGAAGCAGAGAGCCACCGGCGAACGTCTGCATAAACTGATCTCCACGCATCCCAATAGCTATATGACGCCGCAGGAGTTCTGGGAGCTGGTGGTCACCTGTCTGTGCCTGCGGGGAAATTTTTACGCCTACAAAGTGAAAGCATTTGGCGAAGTGGCTGAACTGCTGCCCGTCGATCCCGGCTGTGTGGTACCGAAGCTTAACAGTAGCTGGGAGCCGGTCTATCAGGTCACATTCCCGGATGGCTCCACGGATGTACTGAGCCAGGAGGATATCTGGCATGTGCGCACGCTGACGCTGGACGGACTGGTGGGGCTGAATCCCATCGCCTATGCCCGCGAGGCAATATCGCTGGCGGCAGCGACCGAAGAGCACGGGGCCAGACTGTTCAGCAATGGCGCGGTGACGTCGGGTGTGTTGCGTACAGAGCAGACGCTGTCAGATCAGGCTTATGAGCGCCTGAAGAAAGATTTTGAGGAGCGTCACACCGGGCTTGGCAATGCTCACCGCCCGATGATCCTTGAGATGGGGCTGGACTGGAAGTCGATGGCGCTGAACGCCGAGGACAGCCAGTTCCTGGAAACCCGCAAGTTTCAGCTTGAAGAAATCTGTCGTCTGTTCCGGGTGCCGTTGCACATGGTGCAGAACACCGATCGCGCCACCTTCAACAATATCGAAGAGCTGGGGCTGGGATTTATCAACTATTCACTGGTGCCGTATCTGACCCGCATCGAGCAGCGGATCAACACCGGACTGGTTCGAAAAAGTAAGCAGGGCGTTTATTACGCCAAATTTAACGCCGGGGCGTTACTGCGCGGGGATATGAAGTCCCGTTTTGAAGCCTACGCCACCGGGATCAACTGGGGAATTTACTCTCCCAATGACTGCCGCGACCTGGAAGATATGAATCCGCGTCCCGGTGGGGATGTCTATCTCACACCGATGAATATGACCACGAAACCCTCCGATGGCAGTAAAGCCGGTAAGCAGAAGGATAACGCCAATGCAGACGAAACAACGTCTTGATGTACCGCTGAGTCTGAAATCTGTCAGTGACTCCGGTGAGTTTGAAGGGTATGGCTCCGTCTTTGGTGTAAAGGACAGCCACGATGATGTGGTGATGTCCGGGGCATTTGCTGCTTCCCTGCGGGCGTGGAGTGACAGAAAAGCGTTACCTGCGCTGCTCTGGCAGCACCGCATGGATGAACCCATCGGTGTTTACACCGAAATGAAGGAAGACGATGTCGGGCTTTACGTCAGGGGACGGTTGCTTATTGATGATGATCCCCTCGCAAAACGCGCACATGCACACATGAAGGCCGGTTCGTTAACCGGCCTTTCTATTGGGTACGTCCTGAAAGACTGGGAATACGACCGGAGCAAAGAAGCCTTTCTGCTGAAAGAAATCGACCTCTGGGAAGTCAGCCTGGTGACGTTCCCGTCTAACGACGAGGCGCGGATCAGCGACGTCAAGAACGCACTGGCCCGCGGGGAAATCCCCGAACAGAAAAAAATCGAAAGAGTCCTGCGTGATGTCGGACTCTCCCGTACCCAGGCCAAAGCATTCATGGCCGGGGGCTATGGCGCACTGTCCCTGCGCGACGCTGAGGATGTGGGCTCTGCACTGAATGCACTGAAAAATCTGAACTTCTAATCAGGAGAAATACGATGTCGGTTGATATTAAAGATGTCGAACAGGTCGCGCAGGAGCTGCAGCAGAAGTTTGACGACTTCAAAGCAAAGAACGACAAGCGCGTGGATGCGATTGAGCAGGAAAAAGGTAAACTTGCCGGGCAGGTGGAAACCCTGAACGGGAAACTCAGCGAGCTGGAAAATCTCAAAAGCGACCTTGAAAAAGAGCTGCTTGAGCTGAAACGTCCGGCAGGTGGTGCGCAAAATAAACTGGCCACCGAGCATAAAGAAGCGTTTGTGGGCTTCCTGCGTAAAGGCCGTGAAGATGGTCTGCGCGATCTGGAGCGCAAGGCATTGCAGGTGGGCACCGATGAAGACGGTGGCTATGCCGTGCCGGAAGCACTGGATCGCAACATTCTCACCCTGCTGAAAGATGAAGTGGTGATGCGCCAGGAAGCCACGGTGATCACTGTTGGCGGTTCCGACTACAAAAAACTGGTGAATCTGGGCGGCACGGCTTCCGGATGGGTGGGCGAGACTGACGCGCGCTCCCAGACTGCCACCTCAAAACTGGGACTGATTGAACCTTTCATGGGGGAAATCTACGGCAACCCGCAGGCCACCCAGAAAATGCTGGACGATGCCTTCTTCAACGTGGAGGCCTGGATCAACAGCGAGCTGGCAACCGAATTTGCCGAACAGGAAGAAATTGCCTTTACCTCAGGCGATGGCACCAAGAAGCCGAAAGGGTTCCTGGCGTATGAATCCACTGATGAAACCGATAAGGTCCGGGCGTTCGGCAAACTTCAGCATATTGTATCCGGCGAAGCGACGGCGGTGACCGCAGACGCCATTATCAAACTGATTTACACGCTGCGTAAGGCACACCGCACTGGCGCGAAGTTCATGATGAACAACAACAGCCTGTTTGCCATCCGTCTGCTGAAAGACAGCGAGGGTAACTATCTGTGGCGTCCGGGGCTGGAGCTGGGGCAGCCGTCCTCTCTGGCGGGTTACGGTATCGCTGAAAACGAACAGATGCCGGATATCGCCGCTGATGCGAAAGCCATTGCATTTGGTAACTTCAAACGGGGTTACACCATCGTTGACCGTATCGGCACCCGCATTCTGCGTGACCCGTACACCAATAAACCGTTTGTCGGTTTTTATACCACCAAACGCACCGGCGGCATGCTGGTCGATTCGCAGGCCATCAAACTGCTGAAGATTGCAGTGGCGTAATCACTCAGGGGCGCGGAACCGCGCCCCTGTTCTGACGGGTGAAGAATCATGATCCTGAAACAAGATCTGAAATGGTCACCGGACGGTATGCGTGTTGAGGTCATTCGGGCCGGTGAGTATGACGACGGGGCGCTTCCTGCCCGGGTGCAGGAGATTGCACTTCAGGCCGGGTTAGCAGAGCGCGGAACCAGTGCAAAAAGCAGTAAAGCGACAAAAGAGAAAAAAGCCACGACCAGTAAAGAGGGCTGAGTATGCTTCTGACAATGGAAGAGATTAAAGCCCAACTCCGGCTGGATGAGGATTTCGATGCTGATGACCGCCATCTGCAACTGCTGGCCTGTGCGGCACAAAAGCGGACGGAAACGTATCTGAACCGGAAGCTCTATGCACCGGATGAAACCATTCCGGACAGCGATCCGGACGGGCTGCACCTGCCGGATGATATTCGTCTGGGGATGCTGATGCTTATCAGCCATTTTTACGAAAACCGCTCGTCGGTTACGGAAGTGGAGAAACTCGACATGCCGCAGAGTTTTGGCTGGCTTGTCGGCCCGTACAGGTACTTTCCGCAATGAAAATTCGTCAGGCGCAGACCAGCGCAACCTACATTCTGCCGGACCCCGGTGAACTGAATAAACGCGTCCTGATCCGCCAGCGGGTGGATATGCCCGCGGATAACTTTGGCGTGGAGCCTCAATACCCGGTTACGTTCCGGACATGGGCGAAGGTTATCCAGACCAGTGCCACCACCTGGCAGGAAACCGCGCAGACCGGGGACGCCATCACCCATTACATCACCATTCGTTACCGCCGGGGGATCACTGCTGATTATGAGGTGGTCTGTGATGACAGTGTGTACCGGGTGAAACGTCAGCGTGATCTGAACGGGGCGCGGCGCTTTCTGCTGCTGGAGTGTACGGAGCTGGGCGAATGTAGGCAGAGTCACGGAGGCAGCAATGGCGACTCCCTTTTTTCACGTTGATGTTCAGCAGCCCGCCGAGATGCGCTTTAACCGCGCCCGTGTCCGGCGGGCGTTTGTCACGATTGGGCAGCGTCATATGCGTGATGCCCGTCGGCTGGTGATGCGCCGTGCGCGGTCGGCACCGGGTGAAAACCCCGGTTATCAGACCGGACGCTTGGCTCGTTCGATTGGTTATATGGTGCCGAGAGCCAGTAAAAAGCGAGCCGGTTTTATGACACGCATTGCCCCTAACCAGCGCAACGGGAAGGGGAACCGGATGATCTCTGGTGACTTCTATCCGGCGTTTCTGTTTTTTGGTGTCCGGGGAGGAGCAAAACGTCGTCGTAGTCATCATCGTGGTGCATCCGGTGGCAGCGGCTGGCGACTGGCTCCACGTAATAACTTCATGGTGGAAACGCTTGAAAAGAACCGCAGCTGGACACGCTATTTTCTGGCGCGGGAATTGCGTAAATCACTGAAGCCGGAGCGACGACACCGATGAAACTGACTCCTGTTATTGCTGCACTGCGTGCCCGTTGTCCGTATTTTGAAAACCGGGTTGCAGGCGCGGCCCAGTTCAAAAATCTGCCGGAGGTCGGAAAGCTGAAACTCCCGGCGGCATATGTTGTACCGGGTGATGATTCTCCGGGAGAAAACAAAAGCCAGACCGACTACTGGCAGGAGCTGAAAGAGGGTTTCTCCGTGGTTGTCATACTGAGTAACGGGCGTGATGAGCGCGGTCAGTTTGCCTCGTATGATGTGGTGGACGATGTCCGGCAGATGCTCTTTAAGGCTCTGCTGGGCTGGAACCCGGAGGCGTGCGGTAACCCGATTACCTATGACGGCGGCACGCTGCTGGATCTGAATCGTCATGAGCTGATTTATCAGTTCGATTTTTCGGTCATCAGCGAGCTGACTGAAGACGATACCCGCCAGCAGGATGATCTGAACAGTCTGGATGAACTGCAAACGCTGGCGATTGATGTTGATTATCTCGAGCCCGGTAACGGGCCTGACGGCGATATCGAACATCACACCGAAATAACCCTTCCTTCCTGAGGATCCTCATGTTTGTCAAACCTGTTAAAGGGCGGTCAGTGCCTGACCCTGCCCGCGGCGACCTTTTGCCCGCCGAAGGGCGAAATGTTGACGAGAACAACTACTGGCTGCGCCGTGAAGCAGCGGGTGATATCCGGCGCGTGAATAAAAAGGTGAACACCGATGACGATAAGCTTTAACACCATTCCGTCGAATACACTGGTTCCGTTGTTTTATGCGGAAATGGATAACCAGGCGGCGAATACTGCACAGGACAGCGGAGCATCGCTGCTGATTGGTCATGCCAATAACGGTGCAGAGATTGTTGCCAACAGTCTGGTGCTGATGCCGTCGGCAGACTATGCACGCCAGATTTGTGGTGCGGGAAGTCAGCTGGCGCGTATGGTTGAGGCTTATCGCCAGACCGACCCGTTTGGCGAGTTGTATGTGATTGCCGTTCCTGAATCCACGGGCGCGGCGGCAACGGTTACGCTGACGGTGACAGGGGCGGCAACCGAAACCGGCACGGTGAATGTTTATGTGGGACGTGCCCGCGTGCAGGCACCGGTGACCAATGGCGATAACGTCGCGACGATTGCCAGCAGTATCCAGGATGCCATCAATGCCGTTCCGACCCTGCCGTTTACGGCCTCATCTTCGGCAGGCGTGGTCACACTGACCGCGCGTCATAAGGGGCTTTGCGGGAATGAAATTCCTGTCAGCCTCAATTACTACGGCTTTGGTGGGGGCGAAGTGCTGCCAGCGGGCGTACAGATTGCTGTGGCGACGGGTACCGCCGGAACGGGCGCTCCGGTTCTCACCGGTGCGGTGGCTGCAATGGCGGATGAGCCGTTTGATTATATCGGTCTGCCGTTCAACGACACGGCCTCCGTTAACACGCTGGTGACCGAGATGAACGATACCAGCGGTCGCTGGAGCTATGCGCGTCAGCTGTATGGTCATGTGTATACGGCAAAGACCGGCACGCTGTCAGAACTGGTGACCGCAGGTGACCAGTTTAACCAGCAGCACATTACCCTGGCGGGATACGAAAAAGAAACCCAGACACCTGCCGACGAGCTGGCGGCAAGCCGTACCGCCCGCGCAGCGGTGTTTATCCGCAACGATCCGGCACGTCCCACGCAGACCGGTGAGCTGGTGGGTATGCTGCCTGCGCCGAAGGGGAAACGGTTCACGATGACAGAACAACAGACCCTGCTGTCTCATGGCGTGGCAACGGCGTATGTCGAAAGTGGGGTACTGCGCATTCAGCGTGATGTCACCACGTACAGGAAAAACGCTTACGGGGTTGCGGATAACAGCTACCTCGACAGCGAGACGCTGCATACCAGTGCGTATGTACTGCGCAAACTGAAATCCGTCATTACCAGTAAGTACGGGCGTCACAAGCTTGCCAGCGACGGTACCCGCTTTGGTCCCGGTCAGGCGATTGTCACCCCGGCGGTGATCAAAGGGGAACTGCTGGCAACCTACCGTCAGCTTGAGCGTGCGGGGATCGTGGAAAACTACGAACTGTTTAAGCAGTACCTGGTTGTGGAGCGTGATGCCAGCGATCCGAACCGCCTGAACACGCTGTTCCCGCCTGACTATGTTAACCAGTTGCGTGTCTTTGCCGTGGTTAACCAGTTCCGTCTTCAGTATTCAGAGGAGTCTGCATAATGGCCCGTATCGGGGGAACCTGTTATTTCAAAATTGACGGTCAGCAGCTATCGCTGACCGGCGGCATTGAGGTGCCCATGAACAGGACGGTCAATGATGACATCATCGGCCTGGACGGTTCAGTGGACCGCAAGGAAACTCACCGTGCGCCTTATGTCAAAGGGACCTTCAAGGTGCCGAAGAATTTTCCGGTGAGCAAAATCACCTCGTCTGATGAGATGACCATCACTGCCGAGCTGGCGAACGGTCAGGTCTATGTATTGTCGTCCGCCTGGCTGCACGGCGAAGCGAACCATAATGCCGAAGAAGGCACGGTTGATCTTGAGTTCCACGGTGAAGAAGGGGATTACCAGTAATGAAAGAGCTTGAGTTAAAGAAACCGATTATCGCTCATGGTGAGACACTCTCCGTACTGGAGTTTGATGAACCCACCGGGAAGGATGTCCGCGAGCTGGGGTATCCCTACCAGATGAATCAGGATGAGTCCGTCAGACTTCTGGCGCATGTGGTATCGAAATACATTGTGCGGCTGGCGAAAGTGCCGCAAAACTCTGTCGACCAGATGTCTCCGGCAGACCTGAATGCAGCGGCGTGGCTTGTGGCTGGTTTTTTCCTCCAGGCCTGACGGCTGAATACCTCACTGATCGCTTCTTTGACTGCGCCAGCTACTGGCGCATTAATCCCTTCGAATTGCTGAATATGCCGATCAGTGAAATTCCCTTGCTGGTCAGTCAGGCAAACAGGATAGAGCAGGAGAAACGCACACATGGCTGAATTTGAGCTTAAGGCGTTGATCACCGGTGTCGACAGGCTTTCTCCCGCGCTGTCGAAAATACAAAAGAAAATCCGGGGATTTAAACGCCAGGCGGAAGAAGCGTCACAGGGTGGGCTGGCGCTTGGTGGCGGACTGGCTGCGGGTCTGACGCTTTCCCTGAAATCTTATGCCGATCAGGAAAACGCCGCCACCGGGCTGAAAGTTGCCATGATGGATGCGAACGGTGAGGTCGGAAAGAGCTTTCAGGACATCAATAAACTGGCTATTGGTCTGGGTAACCAGCTACCCGGTACAACGGCTGATTTTCAGAACATGATGCAGATGCTGGTGCGTCAGGGGATCCCGGCAGAAAACATTCTTGGCGGTGTGGGTAAAGCGACAGCTTATCTTGCGGTACAACTGAAAAAAACACCGGAAGCGGCTGCCGAGTTTGCCGCAAAGATGCAGGATGCTACCGGAACGGCGTCAGAAGACATGATGGGGCTGTTCGACACTATCCAGAAGGCGTTTTATCTGGGCGTTGACGATACCAACATGTTGTCCTTCTTCACTAAAACCAGTTCTGTTCTGAAGATGGTGAACAAGGACGGTCTTCAGGCTGCACAGAGCCTTGCCCCCATCAGCGTCATGATGGATCAGATGGGGATGAACGGGGAGTCGGCAGGTAATGCCCTGCGAAAAGTTATCCAGTCCGGATTAAGCGTTAAGAAAATCAGGGACGTCAATAAAATCATGGCCCGCCAGAAACTCGGGGTACAGCTCGATTTTACTGATGGCAAAGGGAGTTTTGGCGGTCTTGATAACATGTTCAGGCAACTGGCAAAGCTGCGAAAACTGACCGACGTTAAGCGAACCGGTGTACTTAAGGCAATATTTGGTGATGATGCCGAAACCCTTCAGGTGGTCAATGCTCTGATCGATAAAGGAAAGGATGGTTACGATCAGATCCAGCAGAAGATGCATAAACAGGCCAGCCTGAATAAACGTGTTCAGGCCCAGCTTGGTACGCTGTCCAACCTGTGGGAGGCAATGACGGGGACCGCAACTAACGGCCTTGCGGCTATTGGTGGCGCATTTTCTGGTGACGCCAAAAATATCACGCAATGGCTGGGGGAGTTAGGGGAAAAATTCACGAAGTTTGCGGATGAAAATCCCCGGGTTATTCGCGGCGTCGTCGGGCTTGCTGCCGGTCTTGCGATTCTGAAACTGGGATTGATGGGCGTGGGCAGTGCCATCAGTATCGTCAGCAGGATCATGTCGATGACGCCGATTGGCATGATTGCGACGGCGATTGCCCTGGCTGCGGGATTAATTATCACTAACTGGGATGTTGTCGGACCTTATTTTAAGAAACTCTGGGAAACCATTAGTCCTTATTTTGAGGCTGGCTGGGAACTTCTGAAGAAGGTTTTTGCCTGGTCGCCGCTGGGGATGGTGATCAATAACTGGGGACCGGTTGTTAAGTGGTTTCAGGATATGTGGGATAAGCTGAAGCCGATTATTGAATGGTTTACCGACAGTTCCGGTGACACGGTCGATGCCATTAACTCGGCGCAGTGGGGCGCGGGTGCTTATGATGCTTATGGGACGGGAATACCGCCACGGGGATACACTCCTTATCCGGAGGTGGATCCGGCTCAGGCAAACAACGCCTCCGGTGCCACAGGCTCGAATCCCTTCATGATTAATAAAGCTACCGCGCCAAAAGTTGATGGTGAGATCAAGGTATCATTTATAAATATGCCACCAGGTATGCGGGTTACGGAAACACGCTCCAGTGGCATTGATATAAATCACGATGTTGGCTATACCCGATTTTGGTAGCCAGGATTCCCCTCACAGGTATTGCTGGTTGTAAGTCATAAATAGAGTGATAGAATTAATGCACATTTAGAAAAATGTTAATAGGCGAAAAATGAAAGGCTATATCACAGCAAGTGTAATTCTTGGAGCAGCGGCTATTTTTTCATCTCTCATAATCTCTGGCAACATCTCCTTTAAAGATGAACATATTATTCAGTTATCTGGAGGAGCCATAAAACTTGGTGATGTTTATAAAGAAAATAAATTGATAAGTGCAAAGATTATTTTTCCAGATAATCAGGGTGAACAGATTCTTGTTGTCGACGGCAATCCTGAAAACTTTAAGGAGGATTTTCAGGAGAAATTAAATAAAGTAATAAAAACTTTAAATGCGTCAAAGAAAAAAGATGAAGAGAAAGTTAGCCTGGATAATTTAAGTGTTATTGAAGAGTCTAAACTAGAGCTCGTTTCTGCGGTGCGTTACTCTGCTCAGTATGTTCCTATGTTTACTCTGACGCTGGACAAAAAAGAAATTACCATGCCTAAAAATACGGTAATATTTCCATTTGCCAGCGATGAAACAGCTAAGTATTTAAATGAACAACAGCAAAAGTATAAAGATTCGTTGTTTCTGACTCGCTAATTAATAAAATTCATTACAAGGCCACCTTCTAATAGGTGGCTTTTTAATTTTCGGAGTATATATGACGTGGAAAGACAGGCTTCAGGATGCGTCATTTCGAGGTGTGCCGTTTAAGGTTGAAGAAGAAAGTGCGGGAACTGGCCGTCGTGTGGAAACGCACGAATACCCGAACCGCGACAAACCCTATACCGAAGACCTGGGGAAAATCACTTTCCGCCCGTCCATCACGGCTTATGTGGTGGGAGATGACTGCTTTGACCAGCGCGATCGCCTGATTGACGCGCTGAATAAACCCGGTCCCGGCACGCTTGTCCATCCGACTTACGGTGAGCTGAAAGTCTGTGTTGACGGGGAAGTTCGGGTCAGCACATCGAAGAATGAAGGGCGTATTGTCCGCTTTGACCTGAAGTTTGTCGAAGCGGGAGAACTCTCTTACCCCACATCAGGTGCGGCGACGGCACAGACGCTGATGTCATCCTGTTTCGCACTGGATGATTGTATCAGTGACAGTTTCAGTAGTTTCAGTATCGATGGCGTGGCAGATTTTGTGCAGAACGACGTCGTCGGTAATGCCGGCACAATGCTTGGGTATGTTTCTGATGCGATGAAAGTGGTGGATTCTGCCGTATCGGATGCCGCCAGGCTGTTGCAGGGGGATATCTCGGTACTTCTGCCGCCGCCATCGTCAGGCAAAAATTTCGTTGAGCAGGTGCAGAAAATGTGGCGTACCGGGAAACGCCTTTATGGTAACGCCAGCGACCTGGTCACCATGATCAAAACGCTTTCCGGTGTCAGCCTCGGCAGCGATCTGCAACCGCGCGGCGTCTGGAAAACGGACAGTAAAACCACCGCCACGGCGACGCAGCAGCGTAACGTGGTTGCCAGCACCCTTCGTACGACCGCAATCAGCGAAGCGGCGTATGCCGTCACCCGATTGCCTGCGCCAACAACTTCCGCGGTGATGCAGAATGCCGCAGTGGGGCAGGCAACAACACCCGCGCAGAGCACTGGCTGGCCTTCCGTCACGCATCCAGCACTGAACAATGCACCGGCGGTGAAAAACACGGTTGACCTGCCGACGTGGGAAGAACTGACTGACATTCGCGACACACTGAATACGGCAATTGATAAGGAGTTGTCCCGAACAACCAGTGATGCGCTGTTTCTGGCGCTGCGCCGGGTGAAAGCAGATCTGAATGCGGATATCAACACGCGCCTTGAACAGTCTGCACGGATCATTCAGCGCACGCCGGATGAGGTTTTACCCGCGCTGGTGCTGGCGGCGACCTGGTTTGATAACGCGGCGCGTGACGCGGACATTATCCGGCGTAATGCCATTACGCATCCCGGCTTTGTGCCGGTGATCCCTCTGAAGGTGCCAGTGCAATGAACGATAACGTCACGCTACGGGTAAATGGCCGGGAGTGGAATGGCTGGACATCGGTGCGCATCGGTGCCGGTGTTGAACGACTGGCGCGGGATTTCAGTGTGGAGATCACCCGCCAGTGGCCGGGAGATGAGGGTATTACCACGCTTCAGCCGCGCATTAAAAATGGTTCAAAAGTGGAGGTGCTGATTGGTGATGAGCTGGTGATCACCGGCTGGGTGGAGGCGACGCCCGTTCGTTACGATGCCCGTTCGGTCAGCACCGGTATTGCCGGACGTAGTCTGACCGCTGACCTGATTGACTGTGCAGCCGAACCGACACAGTTTAACGGACGATCGCTGGTACAGATTGCGCAGGCGCTTGCTGCGCCTTTCGGCATTGAGGTGGTGAACAGCGGTGCGCCGTCGGGTGTTATTCCTGATGTCCAGCCTGATCACGGTGAAACGGTGATTGAGGTGATCAACAAAATACTCGGTCAGCAGCAGGCGCTGGCTTACGACGACCCGCACGGCAGGCTGGTGATTGGTGGTATTGGCTCAACGCGGGCACATACCGCGCTGGTACTTGGGGAAAACATCCTTTCCTGCGATACGGAGAAGAGTATCCGGGAGCGGTTTTCTGTTTACCAGGTGGCGGGGCAGCGTGCCGGAAACGACGATGATTTCGGTGAGGCCACCACCACCGCGCTGCGGGCCCGCACAGAGGACGCATTTATTGCCCGTTACCGTCCGATGTATATCAGGCAGACAGGGCAGGCTACGGGGGCAGGCTGTATTGCGCGTGCTGACTTTGAAGCCCGGCAACGGGCGGCGCGGACGGATGAAACCACCTATGTGGTGCAGGGCTGGCGACAGGGTAACGGTACGCTGTGGCAACCCAACCAGCGGGTGATTGTCTTTGATCCGGTCTGTGGTTTTGACAATACCGAACTGCTTGTTTCGGAAGTCACGTTTACTCAGGACCAGAACGGTACCCTGACGGAAATCCGTGTCGGCCCGCCTGATGCTTATCTGCCTGAACCTGAAGACCCCGGCGCGCGGAAAAAGAAAAAAGCCAGAGTACAGGAGGACCCGTTCTGATGAGGACGATTGAAGCCATGCAGCGACAACTTCTCGGCCTGATTGGGCGGGCAGTGGTGAAAAGCATCAGTGCCGCCACGAAATGTCAGACCGTGGATGTGTCCCTGATTGCCGGTGAACCCAAAGCCGGGGTTGAACATCTTGAACCCTACGGTTTTACCGCAAGGGCAAACAGCGGTGCGGAAGCGGTGGTGTTGTTTCCGGATGGCGACCGTTCTCATGCGGTGGTTGTTACGGTGTCGGACCGGCGCTACCGCCTCAAAGGGCTGCAGACGGGGGAGGTGGCTGTCTATGACGATCAGGGGCAGTCTGTGACGCTGACCCGGGAGGGGATCGTGGTGGATGGTGCAGGTAAAACGATCACGTTTCGCAATGCGCCCAGAGCACGTTTTGAAATGGACCTGGAAGTGACCGGACAGGTGAAAGACCTGTGCGACTCCGGCGGCACCACCATGTCAGCGATGCGGCTTGCCTATAACGGCCATCGTCACAGAGAGAACGGTCAGGGCAGTAACACCGACAAACCGGATAAAGCGATGGAGGCATGATGGAACTGTGGCTGACGGTGAACGGTAAACGCACCTGCGCCAGCGCACCGCTGGATCCGCTGACCCGCGCCGTGGTGATTTCCCTGTTCACCTGGCGGCGGGCGGAGCCTGATGACAATGCCGACGTCCCGATGGGATGGTGGGGGGATACCTGGCCTGCGGTACAGAATGACCGTTACGGCTCCCGGCTGTGGCTGCTTCAGCGCGGCAAACTGACCAATCAGCTGGTGCAGACGGTAAGGGGGTATATCCGCGAATGCCTGCAATGGATGATTGATGACGGCGTGGTGTCCCGTATTGATCTGGATATCCGCCGCACCGGGATTAATGAACTGGGTAACAGTATCACTCTCTGGCGTCGTGACGGACCGGTAATGATTTCTTTTGATGATCTGTGGAGTGCGATAACGCATGGCGGACAGTGAATTTCAGCGCCCGACGCTGGCAGAAAATATCAGTATGCTCCGTAACGATTTATTCGCCAGGCTGGACGTCAGCGACACGCTCCGGCGCATGGATGAAGACGTGCGGGCAAAGGTGTATGCGGCGGCGCTGCATACGGTTTACGGTTACATCGATTATCTGGCAATGAACATGCTGCCTGACCTCTGCGATGAGTCCTGGCTGGCGCGACATGCTGCGATGAAACGGTGTCCGCGCAAGGGGGCCACGGCTGCCAGCGGGTATATGCGCTGGGAAGGTGTCAGCGATGGCCTGAAGGTGACCGCCGGGAGTGTTATTCAGCGCGATGACCTGGTTCAGTACACGACAACTGACGATGCAACCAGCTCCGGTGGTGTCCTGCGCGTGCCGATCGCCTGCTCAAGTGCAGGTGCGGTCGGTAACGCTGACGACGGTACGGCATTAATCCTGGTCACGCCGGTGAATGGTCTGCCGTCTTCCGGTGTGGCTGACACCCTTACAGGCGGATTTGATACTGAAGAGCTGGAAACGTGGCGCGCCCGCGTCATTGAGCGGTATTACTGGACGCCGCAGGGCGGGGCTGACGGGGACTATGTCGTCTGGGCTAAAGAAGTGCCCGGCATTACCCGCGCATGGACATACCGTCACTGGATGGGAACGGGAACTGTCGGTGTGATGATTGCCGGCAGTGACCTGATTAATCCCATACCGGAAGAATCAACGGAAACGGCGGCAAGACAACATATCGAGCCACTGGCCCCGGTGGCAGGCTCTGATTTGTATGTATTCAGGCCGGTGGCACATACGGTGGATTTTCATATCCGCGTGACGCCGGACACACCAGAAATACGGGCTGCCATTACCGCGGAGTTGCGTTCGTTCCTGCTGCGTGATGGTTATCCGCAGGGAGAACTGAAGGTGTCACGTATCAGTGAAGCGATTTCCGGTGCGAACGGGGAATACAGCCATCAGTTGCTTGCACCGGCAGACAATATCTCCATTGCAAAAAATGAACTGGCGGTACTGGGGACGATTTCATGGACGTGACAAACGATGATTACATCCGTCTGTTGTCGGCACTGTTGCCACCCGGTCCGGCGTGGTCAGCCAGAGATCCGGCGATTGCCGGTGCGGCACCGTCATTAACCCGCGTTCATCAGCGTGCGGATGCCCTGATGCGGGAGCTGGATCCGCGCACCACCACTGAACTGATAAACCGCTGGGAGCGTCTGTGCGGTCTGCCGGATGAATGTATTCCCGCAGGGACACAGACCCTTCGCCAGCGTCAGCAACGACTGGATGCGAAGGTTAACCTGGCGGGCGGCATCAATGAGGATTTTTACCTTGCACAGCTTGCTGCCCTGGGCAGACCAGACGCTACCATCACGCGATACGACAAAAGCACGTTCACCTGCTCATCTTCCTGTACTGACGCGGTGAATGCGCCGGAATGGCGGTATTACTGGCAGGTCAACATGCCAGCCGCCACCAACACCACCTGGATGACATGTGGCGATCCCTGTGATTCCGCACTGCGTATCTGGGGCGACACCGTTGTCGAATGTGTGCTTAACAAACTCTGCCCGTCGCATACCTACGTAATTTTTAAATATCCGGAGTAATCCATGCATCGTATAGACACGAAAACCGCGCAGAAGGATAAGTTCGGCGCGGGTAAGAACGGTTTTACCCGTGGTAATCCCCAGACTGGTACGCCTGCCACCGATCTGGATGATGACTACTTTGACATGTTGCAGGAGGAGCTTTGCAGCGTTGTGGAGACCTCCGGTGCCAGCCTGGAGAAGGGGCGGCATGACCAGTTGCTTACCGCGCTTCGTGCTCTGCTGTTAAGCCGCAAGAATCCGTTTGGTGATATCAAATCGGATGGCACGGTGAAAACGGCTCTCGAAAACCTTGGTTTGGGAGAAGCGGCAAAACGGAATGTGGGCAACGGGGAAAACCAAATCCCTGATATGTCTTTCTGGACGGTTACTGGTGGCGATGGAAATTTTGTGATTCGTCAACCTGACGGGCTAATCATTCAGATGGTTACTGTAAGTATAAGCGGCCCAGTGGCGATGAATGGAATGACTGATAATGCTTATGCCATCACAGGTTCTAATAAGTCTTATATTGCCACAGCCACATTGCCCTTTGTATTTCCTAATAAGGTGCTGGGCGTTATCCCTATGGTATCAACAACAGCTTATGGTGGTGTATCCAGTAATATTACAGGTTCATACGCGACTGCGGTTTGTTCTTTTGCCGCTGTCAGGGGGAATAATACGATTGTGTTCAAAGTCGACAAACCACTGAATGCAGCCTTTCCTTCAGATACCAGCGTCTCAGCGTTAATCATTGGACGGTAATAATGAACTCAGTATTCTTTTCACCCGGAAGTAAAAGTTTTTATCTGCAGGAATTGTTTCCAGAATATGAGGATGCGGGAACGCTTCCTGATGATGTTATTGAAATTACAAGAGAAACATATGAGCAATTTCTTGGGCTGCATCCAGAAGGGAAAGAAATTGGCGCTGACAGTTCAGGACGGCCAGTATGGATTAATTCCCCACCCCCTTCAAAAGAGGATGAGGTGTTGACGGCTGAAATGAAAAAAATATCTTTGGTTTCTGAAGTCAATACCTACATCAATACTCATCAGTGGCCTGGCAAAGCGGCGATTGGTCGTCTGAAAAGTGAGGAACTGGCGCAATATAATTTGTGGCTGGATTATCTGGACGCACTGGAACTGGTTGATACCTCCAGTGCGCCAGATATTGAATGGCCTACGCCTCCGGCAGTTCAGGCCAGATGACATCCGGCGCGGTGCTGGTATCTGTTGCCGTCACCGCGTCAATGTAATCCAGCACAGCGTTAAGTCGGGTGTTTTCTGTCTGCGTCAGCTTCCGCCCGGCCTGTAATTTCAGTTGAATCAGACTGATGGAAGCCATTGC